GACATCAGCCACACTGTCGCCACAAACGCAGCACCGAAGAAAGCGACTGCGGCGGCGGCCGGCCATGCAGCGTCTCCAAGGCCCGAAAAGGCTTTAACAATTTGTGCTATTCCGAGGGCGGCGGCGCCGACGCCGGCGCCGACAAGGAGCATGGCAAGTCCAAACGCAACGGTACCGAGGGATGCTGTATTCATGGCGCCAACCATGCCGGTCAGCGGTGCTGTCGCGCCGGCGGCCGCAGTCCCTGTGAGACCGAGAATGCCGGCAATGGGCGATAATACTGTTGCAAAGCCCGTGATTACCAGAGTCAGGCCCTTAATGGCAAATAAAATACCTCCAACCCATAGCAGAACCTGACCTGCGGGGCCCTCAAGAAATTCAGTAAGTGCAGTAGTTATATCGCGAATCTTTGCGATCCAGGGCTTCATAACATCTACAAGCTTAATCAATGCCATCTTTAGTTCTGTTGTAACATCTAGCATATCTTTAGCTAGTTCTGCTTGCTCTTCATAATCTGCCGAAACTTTACCTATACTATCATCCAAGGAATTATAATTACCCGACATCATTTGGGCTAGATCGCCTACATCGCTTAATCCTAAAGATTGAGTATAAAACTTTCTTTGATAATAAGACATATTATCGAAACTTAAACCTGTATCTAAAAGAGTATTTCTTAATGTTTCAAATCTCTCAACAGGATCAGTTTCCATCATCATATCCATCGCATTTACAAAGTTGCCACCGAGTGCTGCGTTAAGATTACCAGCCATCTCAGCAGCACTTTCAAAAGTATCAAATTTTTCTGTCATGGCAATAAGTTTTCCCATCTCCATACCAGTGATCTTAGAAACCCTTGCTAAGCCTTTAAATGCGCGGATTCCATCAGAACCTAACTTGGACAATTGGCCTCCCAAATTAGCAAATTGGCCGGCGATCTCTTGGGGTGCTACTCCAATCTCTTTAGCTAAAGCATTTAACTCCATCGCATTCTTTGCTGCTGCGGTACCGCTCATCCCAAATGATTTCGTTGCTATTTGCATGCCCTGGGCAGCTTCTTGTGCACCAATACCGTGCTGTTGAAGCATTGTAATTGTTTTGCCTATCTCTTTGCGCTGGCCCTCCGATTGGAATGTAAAGTCGGTATAAGTTTTCCGGAGTGCCTGGTAAGCTCCGGAAGCGAGATGGGCTGTAACGTTCAATTCACGAGTTGCTTCATATACATCTGTAATTTCGCTCGCAAATGCCGCTGAGGCGCCAGTGGCTTTTCTAAACTCAGACTCCATGGTTTCTAATCCAAAAACCGTAGAGATCATCGTATTCATAACCTGTTTAAATGCGCCCTCAAGAATACCGGCGGCGCCTGCTAACAAGCCCATGCCCTTGCTCTCGCTCATAGATTTAAGCGCCGATTCCATCTTGTCCATATTAAAATGCGTGTGCGCGCTCATGTCCTGACTTATCTGAAAATTCTTTGCTAGATCAGAAGAAGCTTTATATTGTTCCTTCAAAACTTCAAGAATACTTCTTTGGGTCTTTTCAATTTTTTTCAGTTCAGCAAGACGCTTTTTTTCTTCTTCAGTTAGGGTTTTGCCTGCGCGTGTTTTGGCTTCCGCTAGCTCAAGTAAATTTTCATCAAGTTTTGTTTGATGTTCGACCAACTCAACCCGACTCATGCCTTCCTTGTTGATGGCTACTAGCTCTCGTCTTGTCTTTTCTAAGTCCTTAAGTTGGTCTCTAAGGCGCTCGCTAGCCGCTGAAATGGCATTTTCCCAATCGGCCTGTCCCGCCATTTGCGCTTCAACGTATTCAAGTTGTTTTTGGCTTAATTCATCAAGTCGGTCGGCTGTTTCTCTTCCAGCGGCGCCCAAAGCCTTAAGTCTATCAAGAAGTTCAGGGGTAATAGTATCAGCCATTGTACAATCCTTATTAAGCTTCTATAGTTAAATAGTTTTATAAAAAAAAAGGATAGCTATAGCTATCCTTTATCGGGCGATTCGAAACCTGGGGGAGGTGTGGGCTGATTAAGCGGCGTCAAGGTTTGTGATTGACCGGATGAGGAGGAATTACGGCTCTCTTTCGTCGCGTCATTCTCCATTTGGAGCTGCTTAGATAATCTTTCAACAAACCATTCGCGCAATCCAATGGGTAAATTATAAGCTTCTGAAAATGACCAGCCGCCTGAGTATTTTAAATAAAAAAACTGCTCATATACATTTTGCATGTATTCATCGGTCAGGCCAAAAAAAGTCCGCGGAAAGCGGAACCTCCAAGTCGACTTCGTGGTTGCACTCTTCACAAATAAAATTTTGCGTTAAATCAATGTCGGGGGTTGATAGCCGATAAGCCGATCTTAAATATCTAGAATCTATCGATGGAATATTATTAACTAAATATGATATTGCCTCTGAAGAATCGTTGTTGTTGACAGCTACAATAATGTTTCTTAATTGTCTTGTTACATTGCGATCTTGTTTTTGTTTACGGTCTATTTCCAAACCATCAAGAAAGCGTTTTTCATCGGCGCCAGTAAGTAATCTAAATGTTACTGTAATTTCTGTTTTTGGTAATACTACATCAAATGTTCCATTTTCATTGTCTGTAACTTCCATATTAGCTGCAGGGCCGCCATTATATATTTCTGCGGCATTGAGATCGAAACTATATTGTTGAACTGTTCCGCAAGCAGGACAAGTTACTTTTGTATCATAATCATTGCCATATCCGGCTGATCTTGTAGCGATAATTATTGCATTTCTATCGCCAACTAATAGAGTATCAGGATTAATTGATTTATCTATAATTAAACTTCGAATTACACGGTCTAATGCAATACCTTTTTTAAGGAGCGTTCTAGAAGTCAGCATATCTTCTTCTTTTGCTGTCATGTGACGAATTTCAATGGTATCAACGCCACAAAGAGGGTGTCCTTCTGGATAAAACCTTCCTTGTGATGGTAGTTCCACAAATTCAGTAGGTACTACAAACGCAAATTGCTCTATATTTTCGTGTTGGCTTTGTGCCACTTGTTGCGGTGGGGGCGAAGCATCTTGGTGCTGCGTGCCTCCCACGCGATCTCTATTTCTTGACAAATTTCACCTCTTTATCGTATTTTGTCTATTATGATGCGCGCGTATCGAAGAATGTCGAAGCGCCCGTGTTTGGACCCACAGAGCCGTCAGTCTTGGTCTCTAGGCGTGCCCAATCATACTTAAGCTCTATATCAACTGTCGATAATTCATCGTTACCATATTCAAGAGTGTCGCCAAACTTAACATCTGTGATCCAGGAATTCCAAAGGGTCCATTCTTCAAGTATCATACCGTCTGCGTCTAGTTGCTTAACCGTTACGATACCCATAGCGCCCGCGGCCTTGGCCTTAGACATTGTGGTAAGCGAATTGGGAGTCGAAGGAGGTGTATAACCGCCTTGAACTATAAAGTCAGCTACTGTGGCTGCTACATCTGGGACCACTGGATCTACCAAGCTTATGGAAATCGTGTTCCAGGTTACGGAACCAGGATAATAAAAAGTGTGGTTTAAATATTTGTGTTCTGCTGCTGCAATTGCAAATGATGGTTTGGCTGCTGTTTTGGCAAACCAAAGCAATGGGCCATCACTCGACCTCAAATTTGAAAATTCAACTATAAATCTAAAATTTCTCTTTGGATCTTTTAAAGTTGTATCTTCACCAAAGTTTTTTGCCCAAAACGCCATAATGTGTAGCTCCTATCTAAACTTAATTAGTGTATCGAGGAAAAATCTCCTCCTTTTAATCATCAAACGATGCTCCTGTGGATGCGATTACAAAGTCAATCGCGATGTATTCAATTGCTCTCGCTGGTTTAATCATAATTTTTGCATACATAACATTTTGATCAATTAAGTCGGGAGTTGTTGTAGTCTCGTCTAAGATTAACCTATAGTCTGTAATACCGAACCCTGTTAAGACATTTGCTAAGAATGGCTCTACAAGACCTTTAAACCTTGTCCATGTTGCTTGAACATTTTGTTCAAACAGTATTTGAGTAGAAAGAATAGAAATCTGCTTCTTAAGATAGATAACAAGTCTCCTTACATTAATTCTATCAAGCGCAGACTGGCGCTCTTGAAGGGTTTTTTGTCCAAATACCACGATACCACTAGAGGGGAAAGAGGCAATTGGATTAATTCGAGCTTCATAAAGAACATCGCGATCTTTAGAAACTAGCCGTTCTGTTACTGCGGTAACTGGAATGCCTGCGGCACCTTCACTAAGGCCGCCGCGGTTAAATCCTGCCGGAGCAAACCAAATATCAGATGCTCTTTCGGAGCTTGCCAAAACACCAAGCATTGCAACAGAGGGTGGAATCCACAGCAATCGCCCAGAAGCATCAGAAGTCTGCACCCATGGATAGAATGTACACCCATAACTCGAATCAATTCTTCTATCGCGCAAAGCATTTGCCGCCAATGTTGGTGTCGTTGTAACTCTAGCATCCTTTGAACTCTTATATCCCTCATGAGCCGGTGTATATACATCTGGAAGATCAATGACTGCTAACGCGTCTGCTCTATCTTCACATGTATTAACCATGTGCGTCGTAAGGCCGGCTAAGGTAAGACCCGGGGCTGCTAAAAGATTCATGTCAACCTGTTCCGGATCTGATACCGTATCGATTGCACGCTTCCACGTATGATAGACATAGTTATTAGCTTCAGTAGAACTAGCCCCCATTGCTCCATTATAGAGAGGATCTGGTTTTGTAATATCAAATCCGTCAAAACCTCCGAAGAACGGGGCAGTAAATCTATCATAACCAGCGTTTAGTAAGTTTACATAGCTGCCACTAGTTGCCGAGGTCTCGGTAGCTCTTGAGCCAGATTCATAATAATATTTTGTAGAGCTAAGTGCCACTACATCATCAAGTGAAAATACATATGCGAAATCATCAACACCTGCGGTGGTAGCCGCAGTTCCGCCAGCCCCGTAGTCACCATATAGACGACGATGGAAATCTGCAACACTGCGATCTGACCTTGTAGATGCGGCTGTTCGCGAACTGTCCATACCAAAATATGCGTTTGTTGGGTTGGAGAGACCACCATCAGAAGCAGATACGCGAAGTCGCACAGACGGGAAGGCTAGCGAGCCAGTCATTACCGTAGTGTTGGCACCCATGTTGTTACCGATGGCGACGTTGTTGCCGCCTCCAGAGAGAAAGTTTGCTGCATCAGATCCAATTGCGCCCGTAATAAAGAAATGATCAGGATTCTTTATATAAGAAGATTTTTGGCCATATGAGGCAGTTCCGAAAGCACCCGATACTGTCTTAAATTTGGGTGGCCCAAAATAACCGAAGGGCAACAATATTGCATCTGTACCGGCGTCTTCAACGGCGCTGTCCATCTCAACATAAACGAATTTTGATTGGTTAGGATACATGCCATATGTTCTAAGTCTCTTGGCCTCCGTATCCCATTTCGTATATTGTGTTCCAATCTTGCGCGCAACAAAGTTGGGCGCGCCTGGATCGAGGGTAAGTTTATCAAATCTTTCCATGACCTGCACTGCACTATCGTCATCGCCCAAAGCTCTAATAACCACAGAAAAAGTACCGTAATCTGTTGCAGTGCTATTTGATTGCCTAATCTGTTCAATTGAGACTTTACAGTTCTTATGCAACCACTCACCATGACCGCGGCCAATTAAGCGAAAAAGCTTGTGTGCCTGGGCATTATCAAAAGGTACATAAGCTGCAGGAGCAGTTGTGGACTGAGCGATAAACCAGCCGGTGCGCGCTTCGCGGGAAGCTGCGCCTCTCATAGCTTGGGGGCCAGTTCCACCAGAAGATCCGCTGCAGATTGCCAAAATAACGCCTTGTGCGTCACCCGTAAGAGAATTATCACGGAGTTCCTGTTCAAAAGTCTCACCTAGCCAATAATCCTTGGCAGAAGCACTGGGATAAAATGTATTTGCAGCAGATACCAATTGCGGGTTTGTATTACAGGCCTTGCGAATAAAATTTTCGCTATTGTCATCAAAACCAAATTTAATAGTATCTGTACCGGTCGAACCACTAATAAGTACTGTAAAAAGATTGCTGCTATCGTTACCAATTACGG